ATCGTCGAGCTGTACTTCAAGCCAATCACGCGCGCAGATCGTAAAAAGGCGCAGAGCTTGGCTGGCACCGATGAAGCCTTGGACATCAGCACGCAGATGCTGTGTCAGATGGCAGAACTTGAAGATGGCACCAAAGCCTTTGCTGCTGCCGATGCTGCCAAGTTGCAACGCCAACTGCCCGAATCTGTTCTGAACGATGTTGAGCTGTTCTTGTTTGGCCTGAATCAAGAGGCTGACCTGGAGGAGGCAAAAAACGAATAAAGCAGGACAGCTGGCTCAATTTTGAGTTTTTCCTGGCCTGCGAACTTGGGATGACGGTGAGCAGGCTTCGCACGGAACTGACCGATGCGGAGCTTGTTCATTTCGCTGCTTATTATGAGGTGAAAGCCCAAAGAGAAGAAAAAGCAAGGGATCGCGCAAAAATGCGACGGCGGTAGACTTCTTTTAGTGTCGGTGGTCTGTCGTGGCAGAGTCGAACGTCAAGCTAAGGGTTGACGCGCGGGATGCTGTCAATGCGTTGCAGCAGACCAACCGGGCGAGTCAACAGCTCAACAACACTCTCGGCAAAACAGAGAAGAGAGCGGCGACCGCAACTGGCAACATTCAGCGAATGGGCGTGTCGTTCCGCACGACTGCCGCATCAATCGTTGCGATTACCGGTGCTGTCACATTCTTGAGTCGAAGCCTGAATGTCCTTGGCGAGCGTGAAGCTGACGCGGCGGCATTGTCGAACGGCTTGCAAAAACTAGGCAAAGGAGAGGCTGAACTCAAACGGTTGCAAAAAGCCGCTGATGAGCTGGGCAAAGCGACTTTATTCAATCAAGAGGATTTCGATGCTGGCTTTGCTCTGCTGACGAGCTTTACCAGCATTGGTGTTAATAGTTTTGAGCGTGTTGCGGAGGCTGCCGCAGACGTTGCTCAAATCACCGGCCAAGATGTTAAAAGCTCACTGCTGCAGCTGGCTAAGGCATTGCAGGACCCAGTGCGTGGCTTGACGGCTTTGTCGCGCTCTGGCACTACATTTACCGATCAACAGAAAGAGCAAATCAAAGCACTCGTCGAATCTGGCAAGCAGATTGAAGCGCAAAACTTGATCTTAAAAGAGATCGAGACTCAATATGGAAACGCGGCAAGAGCGGCAGGATCTGCCGGTTATGCAGGGTCTGTTGATTCGCTTGGCGAAAGTTTTCGAGACTTCCAAGAGCGATTGGCGCGAGGCGTTACACCCGCAGTCAATGGCACACTGACTGCCTTAACGGATTTGTTTGATCTTCTCAACCAAATCCCAGAGCCTGTTGGTCAAGCCGCTTTAGGCATTGGTGCAACAGCTGCTGCGATAGTTGCGCTGAAAACAGCGGCAGCGGCAGCAATCCCTGTTGTTAAAACTCTGTTTGCTTTTCTTGCAGCTAACCCATTTGTTGCTTTAGCAGCAGGCATAACCGCTGCAACAGTGGCCCTTGCTGGCTACAGAAACGAGTCAGAAAGGCTTGCTGATGCTGTCGCCGGTGGTGGCGCGGCTGAGGTGCAGGCCGCTCGCGCGAAGCTGCTTGAAACTGAGCAAGAAATCAGCCTTAAAAAGCTAGAGCTTGAGGGAGCTAAAGGCAGAAAAGCGCAGCAAATTCGTCGTGAGTTAAAACGCTTGCGTGATGATGCCGATGCGTTGCGCCAAGCAATTCCGAAAGTTGCCGACCCTAAAGATAAAGATTCAAAGCTCGACGAAGATAAAGATGACCCTGTGATTGATAAGCGTAAAGACGCATCGAAAGAGTTGCTTGCGCTTAACAGGGAATTGTTTGAAAGCGCAAAGCCTCTTAGCGAGCTTGAAAAAATAAGCCTTGAGTTTCAAATTCAAAAGCAAAAAATCTTAGACCGCAACATGCTTCCGCGTGAGCAAGAAATTGCTTTGCTCCAGGCAGCCGCTCGTTTTGAGAAAGATCTTCTGAGATACCGGAAAGAGCAACTTGAATTGCAGCAAAAACAAATAGATACAAGAATGGGAGATTTTGAGAATCAAATGGCGCACCAAGACGAGCTGAGTCAGCTGCTTCAAAAGGAAAACTTGATGTTTGAGCGGATTGGCCAAACCATTCAAGATGGTCTTGTTACAGGAATTGAGGATGCAATTACAGGCGCCAAGTCGCTTAGCGAATCGCTATCTGGCATCTTGAAGTCTGTTGGTTCAATGCTGCTTAGGCAGGGAATCAGCAGTCTTATTGGCAGTATTGGTGGCGGCGGTGGCGGCGGATTTGGTGTTACGCCTCTGACAAGCGGCATGAACTTTTTCAGTGCTGAGGGCGCTTATGCCTCAGGTGCCACCAATGCTGTTGTCGGAGAGGCTGGGCCTGAATACATCATCCCCGAGAATAAAATGCGTGAAAGCATGGCGCGTTATGCGCGCGGTGCTCGTGGCAGTGCTGTTATCCCTGAAAACGGAGAAGGCGGCACGAACAGCGAAGGCGGAGCAGCTGCCAGCAGCAGCCTGGATGTGCGTTTTAACGTTGAGCGCATCAACAGCGTGGATTATGTGACCGCATCTGAGTTCCAAGTTGGCATCGCGCAAGCGGCTAAACAGGGTGCAGCTGAAGGTGAGCGCAGGGCCATCGGCTCAATGCGTAATTCATCTGCCGTTCGTCGGAGGGTTGGCATCTGATGGAATTTTCTTTTGGGCAGCTGCTTGATATTGGCCGCACTGGTCAGCTCAACCAGTTCAGGTTCCAAAATTACGCTGTCGGACAAAACGTTGGCAATTACTCGTTTTTGCCGTTTGGCTTTGGTGGAGCGATGGCAACGCTCCAGGGTGACAACCTTGATGCAACGCTGCAGTTCGGCAACACAGAGATCACACGCAACTTTGTTGTAGAGGCTTTGGACAACACCTATGTGGCGAAGGTCTCAACAGTGTTGTGGAACTCCAGCACCTATGCCGTTGAGCGAACGCTTTACGAGTATTTCGGGGCCTGCTCTGCTGGCGGCTGGGATGAGACGACCATTCAAATTAAGCTGAATTCTGTATTAGACGCTGTTCAATCGAACGTGCCTGGGCGTCGTCTGTTCAAGCAGCAAGTCGGCAACATTCCGTTTACCTCGCAGGTTCGTGTGTAGCAATCTCATTGGTCGAAAGTACAGCCATGGCAAAGACGATTGCATCCATCTTGTCTTTGACGCTCTAGATCAGCTTGGGATTAGAAACCCTGGCGTGCAGTCGGCTTGGTATGAGATGACGCCTAAGCAAGTCTTAGGAGAGCTGAATCGCTACTGTGACCGCGTGAGACACCACAGTTATGATGGCGACATCGCATTGCTGGACGTTAGGCCAATGGCCTTCGGAGTGGTATGGCAGAACGGCGTCCTCTACATCAACAATTTCCTTTCCGCAGTGGACTGGAAACCGCAGGGAAGCCTTTCAATCCGCCGCTTTTACCGTATGAACTATCGCTGATTGAGGCGATTGGTTGCAGCGAGGAAGAATACAAAGAGTTTGTGCGCCACGCAATGCTGCGGCAGCGTGTGCGACCTGCTGAATATGACCACATTCCTGATGTTGTAAACGAACCAGTAACGACAACCACATTTTTAGTTCAGCTTGCGATTGGCCTTGTCTTAACAGGGGCCAGCATGTTGTTGGCACCAAAAGCTCCAACAGACCCTGGCTCAAAAATCAAAGGCAAGAAACTTGCGGATCAGATTGGGCCTAGCCGCTTCAATCAAACAACTAACTTCGACAACGTTGCCAGCCTTGCTGAGCTAAATCAGCCGATTCCGATTCCCTTTGGTAAGCGTGGCACTGGTGCAGACGGCAACCTGACGGGTGGTTTGATTCTTGTCCCTGCTTTGGTGTGGTCAAGGCTTTACGCCTACGGGGCTTATCAAGCTTATGAGGGCGTTTACGTTGCAGGAGAGTTTGGCGTTGATGAGCCAGATCTTGGCGGGATCTTGCTTGGCACGTCGGCACTTAACTCGCTTTCACAGCCTGATTTTGCTCTGTACTGGTCATCATCAAGCGGGAGCAATCGACCAACAAGCTTGCTTTATGGCACGGAAGGGTCAGGCGCCACCGGCACTGTTGGCAGGCAGGTGTTTACGTCACCAACAGATGACGGGCAGTTTAGCCAAGGTTTCTCAATGGCTTACACCCCAAGCGGTGACACCACGTTTGGAACCAGCACACCTATACACAATGGCAGCGCATATCGTTTTAACTGGGAGATTATTAGCGCCCCCTTTTCTACAACTGAAGGGCGTGACAATAGAGACGCCAGGAGAGAAATTCAGGCAAAGCGCCGCAAGATTGCCGGGTCGCTAGCTGATGTTCTTCATGAGGCGAATGAAGAGGCAGGGCAACCTGGCGTCGGTCGAGCCTATTCGCGGCATATGGGCATCATTAGCCATAGCGGCACACAGGGTGGGGCAGAACAAAAGAACAAGCAAATTGTTAATGTTGCTGTTGGGGACACAGTTAATTTTGAAATTAACAACGACAATGAAGTATGGAAAGAGCTAGAAAAAGATGATTTTGATGACACAGAGGTCAACCTTAAAGATTTAATTAACAGCGCCAAGTCGTGGCGCGAAAGAGCTTCTGATCTCTTGGTCGTTGGTAGCAAATGGATCATCAGTGCAAGCAACTGGGTTGTTATTAAAAGAGTAAAAGAGGGCAAGCGCGTTCTTATTACGCTTGAGTGTGTTGCCATTATTGGAGTGCCCGAAATTGGGATTGCTGGCACAAGAGCAGTGCGTGAGCCTTTGGGCGGCTACGAGGGCGACCAGTTTGCTCGCCTCAAACATTGTGGTGCTGCGTTTTACAATGTCTGCCGCTTAAGCACAGCAACGATTCGTCCTGTTCGCAGGGACGCAGAAGTGATCGAACTTGGCATTCGTAGTCAGGTCTGGAACAAGGCTTCCGGGTTGTGCAACTTCAATGCCATACCTTCACCCACAAAGCTTTTCAAGCTCGATGAGGATGACATTCAGGTCTCAACACCTCGAATGGATAAGTATTTTTTGAGGTCATCTTGCTTCTCAGTTTTTGTTCGCCCTGTTAAAGAGTACGGTCAAGAGCAGGCTCCATATGTTCGCATTCCAAAGGTTTTTTGTGTTCAAGGTAGTGCGCCAATCAACCAAAACAATTTCTTGCGAATCCGTCCAAGAGTAAAAGGTTTCTACGAATACAAAATCTTCCCTCGTACAGGCTCAGACATTGCGATTAACAGCCTTGATGAGAACACAGTAATTGTTCTTGATTCCAACGAGGGCGTGCCATATACGGGATCGGCATTAGCAGAATCTGACTATGAAACTCCATACGGAGGGTTCAGAATTACTACGCAGGGCAGGTTAGTTCCAATCTCAGAGATTAGGTCAAATGAAGAGCTTTTTACTAATCCTGGCGACCAAGAAGGAACGCTAAACCCAAACAACATTCCTACAGCAATCGACAACATCAATGTATTTTCTAATACGGGCAGTCCTTGGCTAATTAAGCAAGCATTTTATACAGAGCTGTTTGGTCTTGCGGTTGACAACGAAAACGATGAACAAACAGAAACCGAACAAATTTCTGTTGGCGGCCGTTCAATTACTATTCAATTTAAGGCCACATCTAGGCGCGGCATATTAGGTGAAAATGTTGGCCCTAAGTATGTAGAAGCGAACAGCGACAGTAAATACCTCTGGCAAGATGTTCAGTTCAACGTCGTGGATGCCAATGGCAACTGGACGGTCGGCGAAAGATTTAGCCTCACCCAAAATCTGAACAATCGCTTCAGTCGTTATGCAGAAAGAGAGGAGGGTCAGCCCTATTCTTCTGTCACTTTTGAATTTGTTGTTTCCGCTGTTGGCGCAGAGGCTACGGGTCAGCTGCGTAAAGGTGACCGTGTTTTTGAGCTGAACTCGCAGGTCTCAGATTGCAGTCATTACACAGAACTGACTAAATCAAACGACTCTGGGCCTGAGCACGAGGTGGTTTATGTGAATGAATATATCTCTAACGAAACCCCGGCAAATTACGATGCAATGTCAACGATTGGTTTTACCGTTAAATCAAGCGGCGAGATCAACGGCGTTGAGCAGTTGCGCATGTGGTCTGCAACAGGTATCCCCGTCACAAGATTGATTGAAGGTGATAACAAACCAAGCAACTTATTTGCTGATCTTGTGTTTTATTTGCTGACAAACAAGACCCAAGGAGTGGGTAATATTGTGCCATCCGAGCTGGTTGACGAAGACTCTCTGCGTACAACCGCAAAGTTCCTTAGAGCAAACAAAATTTTCTTTGACTCTGTTATCGAAGACAGCGAAAGCTTCCGTGGCTTTTTGTATGAGAATGCCTCGTTGCAACTGTGCAACTTTACGATTAAAAATGGCAAGTTTGGGATGCAACCAGCTCTGCCGTTTGACTCGAACCATGAAATAAGTCTTGCGCCGATTCAGGTTGATCAGATTTTTACGGCTGGCAACATCATTCAGGACTCTCTGCAGCTTCAATACATCGATGTTTCTCAGCGCACAAACATTCGTGCGATCGTTAGCTGGCGAGTGACCGTTCAGAACGATTTGCCCTATCAAGCATCAGCATTGATGCACTGGTCTGACATCCCTATTAACGACAGGGCAACTACCGAGCAAGCATTTGACCTAAGCGAGTTTTGCACGAATCGCGAACAGGCATTGAAGACTGCACGCTTCCTGCTCAGCACCCGCCGCAGAATCACTAAAACTGTCAGTTTCCAAACGGTGCCAGATGCTCTAAGCGTTCAGCCCGGTTCATACATTCGCGTTATCACAGAGGCGAGCACCTATAGCTCAACCGCAAACGGTGCGATCACAGATGCCGGGACACTTGTCAGCATCACAAGTGTTAAGGATGGAACCTATGACGCATTGATCTACAAACCGTCAACATCAAAGGTGCTTGAAACCAAGCTGACTATCTCAGGGAACTCAATATCAGAGTCAGAGTTCCACGGGTCATTTTTTACCCTGCTGAGTGGCAGCACTGACTACAGCGTTTATCAGGTCGAGTCTTTGAACCTTGAAGAGGATGGCCTGGTGTCCATCAATGCTGTAGAGGTGCCCACGGATGCCTCTGGAGTTAGCATCGTGGCTAAGGACGTTTTGACACCGGGTAACTTTACGGTGCTTGAGTGATGGCTTTCCCGTCGTTGACGCCCACAGGCCGTCAGTTCACCCCAGGTAACTTTCCCAGCAAGACTTACAACTCACAATCTGGGGCAGAGGTGCGGATCTTGTACGGATCACGGCGTGTCAATGCCACGTTGAGCCTGTCCTACGCCAATGTGACCGATGCTAATGCTGAGTCGTTTTTGAACGACTACAGCGATCAGCTCGGCACCTTCCGCACTTTCACTTTGCCCTCTGCAGTGTTTGAAGGTTGGTCTGGATCAGCGGCAACGCTTGATGCTCCGGCTGGTACGAAGTGGAGATATGACGGGCAGCCGCAAGTTCAGGCGGTGCGCCCTGGAATTAGCAGCGTTACAGTGGCACTGCGAGCGGTGGCGTAATGGCAAAGGTTTACACCGGTAGAGATGGCGTGATGCAACTCGCCGGAACGACCCTTGCCAAGGTCGTCAACTTTTCGCTGTCAGCCAATCTTGAAACGCTCGAAACCACAACGCTGAGCGAAAGCATCCGCAGCTATACACCCGGCATCTCTGGTTACAGCGGCAGCGCAACGCTGCTGTATTACAAGGACGACAACAACGCTATCAATACAACCGATCTGCTTAACAAGCTCTACAAAACCGGCACCACGGGCGTCAGCAGTTCGGACACCGTTGAGTTGACCTTCCGCTGGGTAGATGGTGCAGACAACAACGACATCAAACTGACCGCTTACATCACCAGCGCAAACATTGGCGCGTCAACTGGCGAGATCGTGCGAGCTGAGATTGCGTTCCAGGGCACAGGTGCTTTGTCAACGGTGTCGATCTCATGAGCGTTTATCTAGGCACTCACGGAGAGGTAGAGCTGCAGAGGCAGTTTGATGGCAGCGATCTGCGCTCTACAATCAACCCGTCAGATGTCAACGCAACCCAAAAGCGGTTCAGCTTTGACTTTGAGCATGGCCAGCTGTTGAGCGGTGATCAGATTGAGATCACGAGCACAGACGGCACGGCGCTGGACTTTATCAGCAGCTATACGAAGACCAGCGTCAAGAAATTCATCCATGTTGACGAGCTAGACGGCATCAGGCTCTATGACTCATTCGCCAATGCAGTTAATGGTGGAACGGCTAATGCAACCGCTCTTGCAACGCCTGCAAACGACCTGCCGATCCGTGTCAAGGTTGAAAACGCAGAGTACAAAGTGCTGGCACAGGTCAATGGCTTTGAGCTGAACACTGAGCGCGAGACCGTAGACACCACCACGCTCTCTGACGAGTTCCGCAGCAGGATCAGCACGTTGATGTCCGGCTCTGGTCGGATGTCTGCGTTTTGGGAGTACACCGGCGACACCGCTAACGAGCTGCCGAACTACTTGGTCGAACTGTCGTTAAGGACGCGAGTAGGCAGCCAGTTCAAGGCTCGTTTTTACATCAAGCGGACAGACCACAATCCAGGGGGAGCTGTCGCCACCGCTAATGATGAAATTTTCTATGAGTTCACCGGAGTGCTGACAGGTTGCGCTGTGCAGTTTGCCCCGAACAACACCGTGCAGGTTGAAGCAGATTTCATCACCACAGGCTTGATTCAGCTGCGGATGAACCTTGAGGTCACAAGCAAGATGCTGCAAGAGAACAACAGTGACATTCTGCTAGAGCAGGGAACGACTGACGCTGTCTTGCTGGATCCCTAGTTATGACAGCTCTATGATGAGCCCATCGTGGTTCATGCGTAGGGTTTCATGGCTGACCTAAAGATCAGTGCCCTTAACGCCCTGGCTGGGGCTGATCTGGTCGCTGCTGACGTGGTTGCTGTCGTTGATGACAGCGCGAGTGAAACAAAAAAACTGACGGTCAGTGACCTGATTGCAAACGGGGTCACGCTGATCTCAAACAGTACGATTCCAAGCGCAAAGATCGTATTTTCAGCTGGATCGATTGACACAGCCGA